TCTGAACCTTGCTTTGTAAGCGGCCCCTGTTAAAAGCTGTCCAGCAGAAACAATATCAGTGCTTTGATCGCGACTTCTTTTTATTTTGTAATAAACATCGAGCATTGAACCATATTTGTCAGCGGCAGCTTGCTCTTTTCTTGATCGCTTTTTGTGTGTGCCTGTAGCTTTTGCTCTCCTTATACCTTTCGCTCGCATCTGCTGTTCAATAGTAATTGCAGTGACCTGACCTAACTTAGTAGCAACTTCATTGTGAATTGCTAACTGGACACTGTTTTGAGCGTCTGACATAGCCTCCAAAAGGAGGTTGCTTATGTCTCCCATTTTTATCGTTGCCATTTGCTCATCACCGATTCGAGGCTTTGTTTGGCATCTTCCGGGTCTTCTTCTGTAGACTGCCCTGAGTCTCTCTGAACGATCTCAAACGCAATCCACTGGTCGAGAAGAGTGGGGCTTACAGTATTCATCCAATGTACGGGGTCATCTATCTTGAGCTTTTGGCAGACGATAAATGCCCATCGCAGTCGATGATTTCTTTTGAAATGCTTAGTTAGCTTTTCGACTCGCCCGGTTCTTTTTTTTCATCTTCCGTATTGAAGTCAAGGATTGCATGAACAAGCGTGTCGAGCTTCGCACCGTCTAACTCAAGGATCTCCTTTAGATCACTTGACTTGAACATTTGCTCGCCATTCTCGTCGCAAACCTGATCAATAATCATGTTAGCTCGACGCTTCTCTTGAGTTGCTTTATCTGACTTTCCCTTTTCGTCAAATAGTTCAGCAAGCCTCCGAGAACGAAGTAGCTCAGTTAGTGGTTTGATGTAAACTTCGCCAATGCCTTCGACCTCAATCTTTTTAGGTTCAGGCTTCAGCGCAAACAGCTTTTCTCTAGTCAAAGATGTCATCTTCATTGTCTCCCTTTTCATCTTCATGTTTCTCCTCATGGGGCCAAACGCCAATTAGCTGCCCATGATCCGCATTATCACCAAGAAGGTCTTGGACACCTTCTTTAATTTCTTCGATCTTCTCAGGAGAAAGGCGAGCTACGAATCGAATTGGCGAACCTTCTGTCCAACTTTTGTAGCCGACTCGCTTGCCTTCGTAAATCACGATGTATTGCTTTAGGTGGATCTCTTTTCGATTTCCAACTGACATTCCAACGTGTTGTCTTAATTCGACCTTGCTCATTCCTTTCTCCCTCGATAAATCGTTAATTAAGATCCAGTGGTGTAAGTAGGATCAATTCTTCCATCGAAGCAGAAGCTAATGCTCAGTTCGAGGAGAGAAGTCCCGTTTAGTTCGCTGAAACTTACGTTTTGGATGAAGCCACTTCCGACAAGGGTTGCAGCGGTGGTTTCACCGTCAAGCAAACCGAAGTCTAACGTGCAAGTCATCTCCGAATTTGTTGGCCCTTGGTATCCGATGTCGGTCAATTCGTGCATATCGGCTCCATCGAAGCGAACTGTGATACCAAGCTCACCGGGTTCACTAAGATAGGAAGGAATGTACTCTTTGAAGCCGGAAGAATCGAGGCAAGACACATCGATCTTGTCACGATCAAACGAAGGCATCGAGATCGAGCGAACACAATAAGTCTTGCTGTTAAGACCAGCGGTTTGAGCGTTTGAAAAGGAGATCGTTGCTCCTTCTCCGGTGTAGTAAGCAGGCATTTGATTTCCTTTTAAGAGGTTGTGTAGCTAATGTCAAAACTTTGAACTGAACGAAACTGCCAGTTATCAGTGCCGTCATTGGGAATATCTACAAGGTGGATCTTTCCCGTCTGACGCTTAACGCCATTCACAAATATCGCGTCTCCGCTTATCTTACCACGATATCCGTTTAGTGCATCTTCGATTGCTGAGGCAAGATCGTCAGCTTGTTCTCTAGTATCGCCGTATGACTCAAACCTAACTGTAGCAATGCTCATTGGAGTAAAGCTATCGAGGCAGTCAAACGGTTCTTCAAATGTTGTGTATAGAATTGCAGCAGGTTTATCTGAGTTTTCTGGGATGTAGTCTGCAAAAACTCGTCCACCGCTAACCGTATTAACGGTAGCATCTGCCTTCACTGCGGAGATCATAGTTGGAAGGATGTTGCCCATCAAAACTCTCCCCGAAGCTCGATGCGTCTCTCCATCTGCAAACCATCGCTGTCAATAATCGCAGAGATACCGTAATTCTTGCCGTCGATAACGCATCGATCTTTAGTCGTTAGGCTTCCTGTTCCGAAGAACTCTCCATACGCAACATGCGTAGTCTTTTCGTGAGTCATTCTTCCCCGAACAATCTCACCACCTACGGTTGTGATAAGCTCACAGGGCCATGCCTGCGTAACGACATCCCAATCTGAATCGTTTTGGTAGGTGGGTTGCCCGTAGGAGTCGATGCTTCCGTCATGCCTTGTGAAACTTGCAGTCCACCGGCGCATCCCGATGCGTTTGCGTATGCTCACGGGTAGGAACTCCGCATCAATGTGGAAACCACACGCTCATAAGCGACTTCCTGTGAGTGCAGTGCGCTACCTTCCTGAGCAGGGTCAAAGAACCACTTGCCTACACAAAGCAGGATTGCAGTTTTCATCAGCCGAGGGATACAAGCTGCATCAGTTCCATAACCAGCAGTAAAGATAACTTCAACTGCATCTGGATTGTTTGGCTCAACAGTCGGCCACTCATTGCCGGGGTCTACGAACAATGACCCTCTGCCTAAGTCGAAAACGTAGTCACTCGAAGTGAGAGTAACTTGCGACCCATCTTCATCATAATATTTGACGCTTTGGATCAAGGTGATTTGTTTTTTATAGAGCTTGACTTCACCCTTCAAGTTGTCGTCCACATTCCAATCAAACTGCGTTTGCTTATAGGAAGCGGTCATCAACTGACGATCTAAGTCTTGCTCAAGACGCTCGGTTGCAGCCTCGATAAGAAGCTGCAACTCTGCATCATGGGTGGTATCATCAGGACTTAGCCTTAGATGACTTTTTACTTGACTTACGCTTACCGGCAGGTTGCTTGCGGGGGCTGTCGTCCTCGCCAGAGTCCAATTTGCGGTCATCTTCAACCTTTTCCAATACGCCGAAATGCCAAAGTGTTTTCAACACCCCTTCTTTTATCGCAGAATCGTCTACGACACTGCCCGCAGGGAATCCCATACGGGCAGTCTTAAATTTTACCTTAGCCATTATCAAGTAATGGTGATTTTGCTAAGGACTTCTGGGTTGGCGACTTTGATATCAATGCGGCTAGTGCATTGAATTGCGACCTGATCACTAGCTGCAAAAAGCTCTGAAAGAACTTTGAAGTTCACAGCACGACGATCACCAAAGTAGCAACCAAGTCGCAAGTCACCAAAGACTGCAACAAGTTCACCGGAGGCAGGAGCCGATGGCAGGATGTTGGTAAGAACTACTGGATAGCCCATCAACAATGGACGCTGACCACCTTCGAGGTCTGCAATGGTGTTACCACCGGCAGCGTTGACCAAATCCCTAATGGCCCCGTGATAGACCGTTGGTGAGACGAAAAAGGCGTTCTGTGCGCCACGAACAGGATTGCCAATGCCTGTTGCACATGCAGTGATGTCAGTCAATGCAAGGGCAGCAAGAGAAGCAACATTGGTGTCATCAACACTGCTGTCACCAGCGATACCGTTTGCGTTAATTGCAGACGAAACGCCATTGAACAGGTTGTCATCTTCAGCAGTTGCCAAAGACAAAGCCAAGCTCTGCGTAATGGTATCAACCATTGAGATTACAGCATCTTCGCTGATCTCAGTAGACATCTTCACCAAGGAAGCCATTTTCTTTGCACTTAAAGAAATTTGACTGAAGGTTACGTCACTGTCTGAAATTGCAGCCCCTTCTGAAGGGTACGAAATCGACGCTTGCGAAGTAACCTTTGGCACTGACCAGTTGTCGCTGCTCATAACAATTCGCTGACAGTATTGACGAGCAACACCGTATTCTTCAACGAGGTTAATAAGCTGATTGGACAAAACGGAAGGTACGGCATAACCGCCCTTGTTATCAGTCCCACCAGACTGTGCAGCCATAAACTCTTTTGCTTTATGATCTCCACCGAGAGCAGCAAGATACATACCTGCTGTGTAAGCATCTTCGCTCGATGCAAAGATTTTCGATTTCTGGCTTTTAGCTTTTGCTGGAATCACTTCTTTGACTTCCTCTAGTGCGGGTTGTGTAGCTTCAAAAACGGCAGGCTGCACCGCTGCTTGCGCTTCGGATTCTCGCTTGGCGAGGATTTCAGCCTTGATCTTTTCTAGTTCGACTGCCTGATCAAATTCCTTCTCAAGCACATCAGCTTTCGCTTGTAGCTCTTGAAGTTCTTCAACCGAAGCGGAGTCAGATTTTGCCAAGGCTTCCAATTCAAGCGAAACATCGCTCAATTCAGCCTTAATATCGTTTTGGTTTCGCCTGATTGACATAGTTTTCCTTTCGAGTTTTGTTCATTGCTCATACAATGAGAGTTAAAGAGTATCAATTCCTAATTTTTGTGTCAAACTTTCGACTATAGCTTAGTTCTCAGTCTAATTCTTCTGGCAGTCTCTCTGGCTAAAATTTGCACGTTTGGCGAGATAACTGATGCTTTCGCATCCTCATCCTTGTACTTCTTCTTCATATCGACGATTTCATCGACAAGACCGACTTCTAACGCTTTTTCTGCATCGAACCAAGTCTCCTTGTCCATCATCGAAAGCCAATCCTCTGCTTCACCGCCTGCTTTAGCAACGTAAGTTTCAGCAATGTCCTTATCCATCATTTCCATGATATCGGCCATACCTCGGAAGTCCTTAGCGTTACCCATCGCAACCGTCCAAGCTCGATGAATCATGTACTTGCCGTTGCTATTCATCACAACTCGATCAGCAGCACAAGCCACCACTGTTGCAATCGAAGCACACAAAGTATCAACGTGTACCGTGACTTCTCCATCGTAGTTCAGGATAGCATTATGGATAGCAAGACCATCAGTGACAGACCCACCGGGTGAATCAAGGTGGATTGTGATGTCACCCGTATGTTGGTTAAGTGCATCGATAAAATCATCTGCGGAGATATGACCATCGAAGTCACCGATGCCACCGCGCATGGTAATCGTTTTATCTTCAGGTGAGGTTTCAAATTTCATTGTTAGACTCTCGTAGTTAAGGTTAGTTATTCTTTATCAGCAGCGTCGATTTGCTTTACTAGCTTATTCGACCAAGATTGACCTGCGTTTCCTCCCCACAATGCCCAAGCAATCCGTCCAGCAGAAGGATACCCATCTTCCCCCTGTGAAAAACCTTCGCCTTGCTTGTCAACTTCGTGCCTAGCAAAATACGACTTCATTCTCTTTGCAGTGCTGGGGCTAATCTGCTTGCCATTTTTCAAATCTCTTGCACGAGCAACACCTACGGCAGTTCCACCTCTGCCATGTTCTTCTCTCCACTCAAGACCTCTTGCTGCTTCGTTTCTTACTGCTTCAGGAGGGCTGAAGTCGATGTGGTCATACTTGCCGTTCATAAACTCTTCGTCGAGCCTAGCCTCGATCTCAGTTCGATCATCTTGCTCAGGAACAGTTTCATACTCTTCGATTTCCTGTTCTGGTTCTTCAGGTGCATCGTCATCTTTCTGATGTGGGTTGTAGTCGTTAGTTAAATCATCGACTGGCTTGAGTCCATGAAGTTCACGAACCTCGTTGCCTGAGATCATCAACTGCTGGCGAAGATTGCTTGTGTACTGCGCCAAGCTAATCCTATCATGCTTATAAAGCGAACTCGTATCCATTTTGTAGCAGTAGTTACCTGCTGCTTTTTGGCGACCACTTAGTAGCTTTTTGTCGCACTCGTCTTGGATCTTGTTAATCCACCTGCCTAAGCAGTTAGTGATGTAAGCTGCATTACGCTCGGTAACGCTCTTATAAGTCGAACCCGTGTTGTCACCAAACACAGACTCAAGCAGAAAGATCATCGCAGCGGATTCACGTTGGAACTGACGCTGCTGAACGTAGCCGCCAGTGTTGCCATCGTTAGGTAGCACTTGAGCTTTCATGCCTTCTCGGATCATTCCGGTCTTGCCAGACTTGTCGAGTCCTTCGTGTGCTTCATTAAACTGCGACAAAAACTCACTTGCCTCCTTTGCTGTGCGGAAAGCACCTCTTGGAGCTTCGAGCAGTAGACCGGGGCGACCGGCATTTCTGAATGTCGATCCTGATGCCTCGCGGCCAGCAATCGAAAGACCAAAGGTGTCCTTGAGTACCTCGATGGGGTTCTCTCCCCACCATCCGTTGCGCGAAAGCCCAATCAGGTAGAGGATGTCCCGATCAGGGATCTTATACATCGTTGACTCTTGGTTCTCTTTTCGTTCAAGAGAAGAAACAGCAGAGGCACTATCGATAGAAACGGTGTGCCATCTTTGACCATCAGCAACGACCGTTGTGCAGTTCTCAGCTTGCAGTGGATAAAGCCCAATCGGTTGACCGTTGGCTGCTCGCTCGATGTAGAGACGGCCATTTCCATAAAGCAATCCATCGACCACCCACTTCTCCATGATTGCAGAGTGCGTAAAGAACTCACTTGGGTCAGCAAGCACTCTAGCACCAGCATCGTTGTAGATCCTCTCGGTGTAAGCTCGGTCGTCACCTTCATACTTATGACAGTCGATAGGCATCTGTCCAAGATGGCCGGATATTTTACTCACGGCCATCCAGACTTCGGGTATCCCGAGGACTGAGTTAATGGAGACGTTGATACCGCTCGATGACTTACCGCTGAGTCCGAGGGATTGTAGAAGCCATGCAGCAGGGTTGGCAGCAGTGCTTGTTTGTTGATTAAAAAGCGTTCCGACGAGACTTTTGAACATTTGTTTTCTCAGTAAGTAAAGTAGCCTTCGCTGCGGCTCGGCATAGCGACTGCTCTTGCAAACGCCATCGTCATCGCAACCACGGGGTCAATTTTTTCTTCACACTCGTTTTTCGCGTACATCATTCGATCCTGACGATCCGTAACAATGACTGCGTTACCGACTGCCCATCTGAGCAGTTTGTTTCCATCGTGTCTCAAACGACCATCACTGATGGCCGCTCTTATCTCCCCTATTGGCTCATTGAAATGCCTTGTGGACTGCGCCATCGTAACAGCTTCGATGCCTTCTTGCGAAATCCTTTCACCTGCCTGCTGTGCGTTGTAGGGGTCAAAAGCTACTTGGTAGCATCCAAACTCCCTGCAATACCGCACGCAATCTCTCTCTAGCTCACTCAGCGGGAACTTGGATCTGATTAAAAGCTCATCCTCGATGAAGTCACAAAAGGGCTTGGCCGATATATCCCGCACACTGTCCATCGCAAGATATGAATAAGACCGCATCTCATACCTATAGATCGGAACTTCCTTGCCTTCTGCATCCTCGATGTACTCATCGGTTGGGTATCTCGCGCAGAACGCCAGCGAAGCTAAATCGTCCCTTGCACCGAGGTCAATACCACATCCGATAGCGTCTGCCTCTGACCAGTCTGATAGATCACCTTCGCAGGCATCCCACTGATCAAGGTTGAAGGCAGTATCGAGATTGCTGACCAGCCGGTTGCCGTGATACCGGGTAAACCGATTGAGAGCTAGGTTGTCAGCAGCAGCGGGTTTTGCCTGATCTTCGAGGAACTCTTTGGTAAGCGTTACCCCGAGGCATGGATTAGCTTTGATCCAAAGCTCAGGATCAAGAGGGTCATCTTCCTCATCTAACTCATAGCTTAACGTAAAGTAAGAGTCGTCCTCGTATTCGCCGGTAACGACACCAGTGGCGTAAGACCATTCGGACTTCCATAGTTCGGATGACGTAGATCCGGCAGTTGTGGTGACGAGGAACAGGCTTTGGGTTCTAGCACCCGACCCAGTTTTCATCGTATCGAGGAAGTCTTTTTGATTTCCTACCGAACGGAAACTGTGCATCTCGTCGATGTTGACGACATGGGGGTTGAGTCCATCGAAAGCCTTGTCAGAACCGACTGTAATGATATGACCAGCATTATGCTTAAAAGTAATCTGTCGATTCTTATACTCGCTCATGTCGGTAAGAAGTTTGCTTTGACTTCTCATTCGGACACACTCAGCCATCGTTACCCGGTCTGCTTGTTCCTTCTTTGATGCCGCCAGAATGATCTGAGCAACATTCTCGAAGCCATCACTGATTGGGTTGTAGTCAAAGCCACAGCAGTAGGTACACATTGCCGCTGCGAGCGTTGATTTGCCATTTTTTCGGGCCACTGAGATATATGCCTTTCGGAACCTTCGGCACTTATCCTCTGTTGATTTCCATCCGAAGATCGAAGCTACCGCGAAGCATTGCCAAGGCTGAAGAACAAACGGCTTCCCAACGTCTTTGCCGATGCTGTGCTTCACGCATGTAGGATAGAAGTTGCAGACGTTCCTAGCATGTTCCTCATCGAAGTAGAACGGGAAGTCTGGATCACCCTGACGAGTCAAGTCTTTTCGATGCCGCTTACACGCTGCAATGATCGACTTGCAGGCAACGATTTCCCCGGCAAGGATGCTTGAGACGTATTCTTCCATCGTCTCGATGGGATCAGGCCATTCATCCATTACCTAACTTCTTCAGTAAGTTGCCAACGGAACTCTCCTCTTTGGAGGATCGGTTTTTTGGAGGTGCGAGCCTAGCTCTTGCAGCAGGAGTCAAACCAAGCTCGTTTAGCAGTTTGACATGCAAGCTCATCAATTTGCCCCAGTTCTGGGAAGCACCTGATGGTTTTGTCCCATTTGCAGTAGGCGAAGTTTGCCCTCCGCTCCTCAGTTCTTCTGCGCAGACAAGCAGTTCACGGTAATTCAAGACATAAGATTCTAGGATCTGCTTGTCCTCAGAAACCAAGAAACGCATCGACTGAAGGACATCGCAAGTCTCGTTCCACAGGGTCAGACAAAGCTCGTCTGCTTGCACTAGCAAAGGAGGTTGTGGTCGCTCGTCCGTTACTGGAACGATCTCACGCTGTCTTTCTGGTTGTAATCGATTAACGCCGGTAGCAACGGCAGCTTCTTGACGTATTTTATGAGCAGGCACTTTGCGTCTCCCTTGCATCTGCATTTAACTAACTTGCACGAATCTAACGGCAGTTCTCGCAAAATGCAAATCAATGAGTCAAGGCTTGTTCATTCCATATACATCAACCCATCGCGAAACATGCACTGCGTTGGAGAGCCTTGCATCGTATCCTCTGACTCTGACGTTACGGGGAAGTACCTGAGAGGCCAGCTTTCCGAAAAGCTCTTTCGGTACTGGCGACCATTTTTCGCTTAAATCATCACACCACTCATCTTTACCCTGAAGGATTGTGGTGTCGAGTCTTAGGTCAACAACTTTCACCGATGTCCTCCAAGGGCAATTCTGGCATCCGTTTCCGCAGCACTTACCTTGCTGAAGCAAGGTTTCACGCGATAGTGGTTCCAATCGCTTACCTCCAGCTTGTGACACGTATGGTCACACCATCTTTAGTTTTTGCGAAAGCATCGCCCGTCACACGGTACTTCTTGCTTCTATCAGGCTTACAGGTGCAAGGCTTATCACACCTTCCCCACCCGACACCTTCGTATTTTCCGATAGTAGGGCCAACGTGTGCAAAGAATCGATGCTTCGCCATAAAGTCAGCTTCCGCTTGACACTTTGCTTGATCGGTTGTGGCATCACCCCAGATTGTTGCTAGGAACAGTGCTAGTTCTTTCACGGATTCCTTACCTCTGTAAACGACTGATCAATGATCGACGACCCTCCTGCCTCTTTGACGAAACTATCGTCATCGCAGCTACCATCAACCATGCCCTGAAGCTCGTCGATGCCGGGCAAGAACTTGTCGAGTGCTTGGCGAATAATCGCAGAGCGTTTGCCTCCTCGAAAGTCCTTACCACCCATTACCTCATTTGCTAAATCGAGCCTTTCGTTCAAGTCAAGATCAATATTGAGGAGGATCTTCTTCTTCAAACTCTGCTTTGATTGTTTCTCCATCGTTGATGCTGATGAAGGTAAAGGCGACATTTCCCGCATGTTTATCAATCCCTTTTCGTAAGTTCTTTAGTTTCATATTCGTAAGTATCAACCAGTCCAGATACTCACCCTCAATCCTGTCGCGGAACATCTCGTTAATAAACGATGACCACCATGTGGACTCCGCAGGAACTACTGCAATCCCCTTGAGAAGTATTTGGTAAGAGGTATCTAAATCGATCTCCCCTGCTTCTGGCTCATAGAGATTGAACTCAATCGCGTCACGCATGACGCTGTATGACTCGTCGATCTCCCGTGTGTACCACCGGCTTACCCGGCGGCTCTCCGCAAGCTCATCAATGAAAAAATGAGCAGTCACTCTGACCAGCGGATTCAAAAGTTCGGCCACCAAAACGACCTCCCGTTAAATATAAATATACTCCAGTTACCCCTGATAATCGACCACTAATATAGAAAAAAATCAAGGAAAATAGAAAGGGCAAACGTTAAATTTAAGTCAATCTATTCTGGTTTTTACCCAATCTATTCTTGTTTTACCCCAATCTATTCTGGTTTTCGACCATTTTGGTCTTGTGTCCAAGTCAATCTATTCTTAAATTGATTGACTTCTTTTGGAGAAAAACTTTAACAAATCATAGTTGCCCCACAACACGAAAAAGAAAAGACTCTTATAAAGAAAACCATATAAATACATACATATTATTATTATTATTATTATGTATGTATGTATGTATTCTATTTGATCTTTTTTACTACTATTTGTAGTTGTGTGTATAAAGGTAACATTTAACAAATCACATCGAAGGGAGGATCTCGATGAAGGTTTTGATAGAAAACATCCCCGCCGAGATGCGGGAGGAGAAGCGATGGGTCTGCTGGCAAAGTCAAACTCGCGGGACATCGAAAACCAAGATTCCGATTGCACCGTTCCACCGAAGCGATGGACGACTCGGAAAAGCCAAAAGCAACGATCCCTCGACATGGGGAACTTTTGCTGATGCGTGTGCTTACCAAATCGCACTCCCAGACGACGATCTCGGTCTTGGCTTCATGCTTGGCGATGGTTGGTCGGGGTTGGATCTCGATCACGTTGTCGATGAAGGTGGAAATCTGATTCCCGAGGCGTTCCAGATCATGGCCGACCTCCAAGGATGTGGGTACGCCGAATGGTCGCCAAGCGGTGACGGGCTGCATGTCATTTTTTGGTGCGACAAGCCCGAAGGCTACACTTCCAAAAGATCCATTGCCGAAGGAGCCTATGCAGAGTACTACGGCTCAGGACGCTTCCTAACGGCCACGGGGGCAAACATGGACTTGGAGTCGCATGAGGTGTCTAAAGCCTCAGAGGAGGCCGTACAGAGGCTCTGTGAGCGTTATTTCAAGAAGGGTGCGGTTGTGCCTGCCTCAGATTGGACTCCAGCCCCTAAAATCTACTCAGGAAACACCCCTGCTCAGACCTACGCCGAGAGCATCATTTTGAAGGGTGCTATTCCCGAAGGTGAGAGGAACTCAAGGCTGTTTCAAATTGCAGGTCACATCGCCAAGAAATGTAGCTACGACTTCGACCAAACTCTAGAATTGACCAGACTTGTCAACAGTTCATGCTTGTCACCGCCACTGGATGATTATGAGGTCGTCAGGTGTGCAAATAATGGCATCAA